GGTCATTTTCCTTAAGATGGCGTATTTGGCTATCCCGGTCCCTGCGACGTCCCATTTAGTTGATACCACGTGGAATGTGATTGAACAACTTACTGCTGAGAATCGTAACACATTGGATAATGACGTTTACGTGATTGATCAGACTCATGTGATAGTACAATTGCAGAATTTGGTCTCAAGTTTGCCGACTAATGAGGTTGCCCAAGCATTGCTATTACGTCGGTGGCAACATGCTTCTGTGATTAGAATTTTACCATCTAAGAGAAAACTAGTTGATTATTGGCGTAATAACAAGTCGTTAGCTCCTGAATCTTTGCCCAAGGCTTTATTTGGTGATACTCGTTCAAAGGAATTTTATAACGCGTTGCGAAATTTCAAGTATACAGATTATTTCACTCCAGTCTATTCAGAACAGCAAGACTTACGTAAGTTAATGTTATGGCTGAATCAATATTCTATTGTGTATTCGGATACTGTTAATGTTTTGGGTGCGAAAACGCAACTACATGTGCCATTAAAGTATTATGATATATCGACTGGCATTTTAAAAGAACATCAAATTCAGAAACATTCATATGTATATAAGCAGTTGCCTAATGCGAGGGTCTATGTTGGTGTGATTCCATCAGCTGGTGGTGGAAACAGTGTGTGCCTTAATTTGGAACAGTGGATACCTGATAGTACTGCCGCAATTTTATTGCAGTTGATGCATGAATATCATAACATATACTTTAATACATCTCGTGAGATTAATGTGAAGATGGCGGTTGCGTTATTACGTGGTGAACGAAAGTTAAATGAGAAAGTATCTTTAAAGGAAGCGCGTGCCGCAAAATCTATTGGTATGGTTGTTAGGGCTCTACGTCAGCCGAGGCATGTGAACACTGCACTAATTAATATTATGGATGTAATTATCACGTGTTGGCCTAAAATACCTAGTGACCCATATAACCCGACTATGAAATATCAGCTTGTCGGTGTGCCAACATCACTATGTCATTACATGAAGATCAGTGTGTCAGAAGCTGTGCAAAATGTTAGGGAGTCAGATGGTATGTTTCAGAAGTGGTTTTTGACGTTGATTTTATATTCAGATACAGTTAAAGATTTGAGGAAGAGACGTACAATCTTGTTATCTCCCACAGCTGGTGGGAATGAGATTCATTTTTGTCGTATCGACGCTTTTATTAACTACAGGTGTCAGGATTTACCAATGAATAGACAGGGAAGAATTGCTCCCTATGGAATATGCATGGCTAAGGGATCATTTAAATCAACTTTGGTTGACGTGATTTCTGAATTTAATGTGGATAACACGCAGGTGATATTTTCTAACACCATTGTTGATAGTGATGAAATTGGTGACAGATTCGATCCTACTTTGGAAGAGATGATTCTTGATAAGCTTGCAGTGCATTTTCAAGTTCCGCACGCGAAAGTGCCAGACGTTTTATGTGGGGGTAAAGATTATTTGGATTTGGATATCGTATCGACAGTTATGTTTCCGATTTTTCGGGATGTGCTGCACATGTATTTGACCCCACTGGCTCGGAAAACGTATACAGACTTGAATGAGGTGTCCAGATCGCTTGTGTTTGCTCATTCAGATTCTGAGTTGTTAAACGCTAATTGGACTGGACGTTTATCTAGATGTGATATTAACTTTGATGATGAGATGAATGTGTTGATGCGCAAGAATCGAGTTGGCGGTCAATGGTTTCAGTTAGCATTATCACGTTGCTATAAGCTATACGCGTCGCCCGCATGGAATGAGCCTGTGTCTTTAGTGTTGAAATCTATAACCGTTCCTTGGTTAGATAATGCAACGTTGCTCTCGGAACATCCCCGTGCTTTGTCTTCACGCGTGTTGGCCTGGTATATACCCTCCTCAGTTATGAAAGAGTTTGGATGGTGTACATGTAGTGAGCATTTTCATGTTACATATACCTTTATTCGCGGTCATCCCGACGACTTGCGGATTCTGGATTTGAAGAATTGGAAACGATATCGTGCAAGAATAACAGTCTTCCCTGAAGTTCATCAGGTGGTTGGAGATAGGAGACTTGTGAAGGTTGGTGTTCATTGGCTTACCGAAACTGTTCCGTTGGAGATGTTGGAGCAACGCGCGTTATTTACTCCATTTCAAATGTATCATCTGACGATGGACTGTCAGTGTCCTGTCGGTCGAAAAGAAGTAGTTTATAAGACGCATCTGACTTTGGCCATGATTGGTGTCGAGAAGAGTGGAGCGTCTGAACCGGATCTGGGAGCGCCTCCGCTTGACGACGTCGCTGATGAGTAATGGGGTACATCAGCAGTCTATAGCGTGGAGTTAATCATC